ATGAAGACGAATGCTGAAGTCGACCTCGACCGGCTGATTAAACATGCGCGGCTGCCGAGTCAGCAAAAATTTCACGATTCGGCTGCGACTTTCAAGGGATTTTCGGGGCCGATCGGGTCGGGAAAGAGTCAGGCGCTGTGCCAGGAGGCGATACGGCTTTCGTATCAGAATCCGGGACAAATGGGGCTGATTGGGGCGCCGAGTTATCCGATGCTGCGGGATTCGACGCTGGCGTCGCTGACGGAGATACTCGAGACGAACGAATTGCCGTTCGAATTGAACAAGAGCGACAACGTTCTGATGATGAAGGACACGGACTCGCGGATTTTACTGCGGTCGGTGGACGACTACGACCGGTTGCGCGGTACGAATCTGGCGTGGTTCGGGGTGGATGAGTTGACGTATACGCACGAGGAGGCGTGGCTGCGGCTTGAAGGCAGGCTGCGCGACCCTGAGGCGACGCGGCGCTGCGGGTTTGGGGTGTGGACGCCGAAGGGCTTCGACTGGGTGTACCGGAAGTTTGTTTCGCATCCGGTGGAAGGCTACGAGGCGATACAGGCCGAGGCTTTTGAGAACCGGTTCCTGCTGGATAAGGTGCCGGATTTCTATGACCGGCTGAAGGCGAGCTACGACGAGAATTTCTTCCGGCAGGAAGTGCTGGGAGATTACCTGAATGTGGGGAGCGGGCTGGTTTACTCGTCTTTCCGGCGGGATCAGAATGTGCGGGACGTGGACATCGATCCGGCGCTGCCAGTGTACTGGACGCTGGATTTCAACGTGGCTCCGCTGTGTTCGCTGGTGGTGCAGAAGTATAAGGACGAAGTGCGGGTACTGGACGAAATTGTGTTGCGCAGGGCAACAACGGAGCAAGCATGCGAAGAGTTCGAGAGGAAATTCGGGATGCCGCTGGCTGGCGTGGTGGTGTTTGGGGACGCGAACGGCTTGACGACGCACACAGCGTCGGAATTTACCGACTTCAAGGTGATACACGATTATTTCTGCGCGCGCGGAACGAAGGCGCGGTTGAACGTGCCAAAGAGCAACCCGAGCGTGAGGGCGCGGGTTGGGCTGGTGAATTCGCAGCTATGCGATGCGGCGGGCGAGGTGAATTTGATTGTGTCGCCGCGCTGTAAGGAGCTGATCGACGACTTCGAGCAGGTGTCGTATGAGGAAGAGTCGACGCAGATCGATAAGAACAAGGATCGGCGGCGGACGCATGCTTCGGATGCGTTGGGGTATCTGGTGTGGCAGGAATGCCAGGGTTGGGCAAATACTATCGGGGAACGCGGGCAGAGGCTCATATGAACACGAATACAGGTACGAATCAACATATTGAACAGGAGCATCCGGACTATTCCGAGAAGGCCCGGATGTGGCGGCGATACCGCGATATTTATGCCGGCGGGGAGCATTTTCGGCGGCATGCCGAGGAGTATCTGGTGCGGCGGCTGAAGGAGCCGCTCGAGGTTTATCAGGAGCGGCTGGGGCGCGTGTTCTATGAAAACTACGTGGGCTCTATTGTCGACTGGTATACGGCCACGCTCATGCGCGAGGAGCCGGTGATTGACCTGACTGAGGGCAGTCCACAGTCGCGGGATTTCTTCGCTCAGTTTATACAGAACTGCGATCAGCGCGGCACGACACTTTCACAGTTCTTCCGGCAGCAATTAACGGAGTCGCTGGTTTGCGGTAAGTCGTATGTAGTGGTGGACTTTCCGCGAACGGGAGGAGAAGCTCGGACACGCGCCGAAGAAGACGCGCTGGGCCTGAGCCGGGCGTACCTGGCCAGTTACAACGCGGAAGAAGTTATTAACTGGAGTTACGACGACCGGGGCGAGATGGAGTGGATTGTCATTCGGACTACGTGGCTGAAGCAGGACGGGGTTAAGTCGCTTGGCTGGAAGAGGGAGACGCGGTGGATTTACTATGACCGCGAGAACTACGAGATCTACGAGCGGAGCAAAGAGATTCAACTGGTGGAGAGCGGCAAGCACGGATTTGCAGGGATTGGTCGGGTGCCCGTGTACGAGATAAAGGTCAGTGACGGGTTATGGCTGACTAATAAAGCTGCGTCGCTGCAACTGGAACACTTCAATAAGTCGAACGCGCTCGGTTGGGCGCTGACGATGGGATTGTTCGCCATGCCAGTGATTTACTCGGACCGCGAGTGGAGCCAGGTGGTGGGCGAGAGTTACTACATTCAGCTGGGGCCGCAGGACAAGTTCGGATGGGCTGAGCCGGATGGCAAGGTTTATCAGATCGCGGCCGATAACCTGGACCGTTTGAAGGACGAGATCTATCGCGTGTCGTATCTTATGCAGCAGGCCGGGGATAGCGGCGGCACGATGCAATCCGGTCTGAGTAAACAGTGGGATTTCTCAGTTACCCAGGAGATTCTGGGTGCCTACGGCGATGTGGTGAAAGACGCCATGCGGAATATTCTGAACGGCGTGGCCGCGGCGCGCCGCGATGACATGGTCGTGGACGTTACCGGCCTCGATGCGTTCGACATCACGGACTTTAGTACGGAGGCGGCGGATGCGGAGAGTTTGCTGAAGCTGGGGATCGATTCTCCGACGCTGAAGAAGCAGATCTTCAAACGGGTGGCGCTGAAGTATCTCTGCGATGCGCGGCAGGAAGTGAAGGATCGGATTGCCGAGGAGATCGACGCCGGCTAGGTCATTCAGCCGCGGATGAACGCCGATAAGACAGTTATGGGAGGACACGAGGACAATATGGAAAAACCGGATGTGCAGACGATCGTACAGCAGGCGATCAATGAATATATGCGCCAGGATACGGCGCGGCTCGAGCCTGCTTACAAGACGGAACTGCAGGAAGAACGCAGGCGCCGAGAGCAACTGGAAAAGCGGCTGAACGAAATGGCCGAGGAGAACAAGAAAGCACGGGCGATGGCCGAAGAAGTACAGCGTGCGGGCGCGATCCGGTCTGAACTGCAACGTCTGGGCGTGGTGAAGGTCGATCTCGCCTTCAAGGCTGTGCAAGATCATATCATGCGCATGGAAGATGGCCGGCTGACAGCGGGCAGCCAACCGATGAGCGAGTACTTAACGGAATTTGTACAGGAGAATCCGGAGTTTCTGCCAGCGCGTATTGCCGGAGGAACGGGGATGACGGGGACGCAGAGGACTTCGCCGAATCACAGCGCTGTCGATCTGGACAAGATCAGCCCGTCGATGAGCAGGGAAGATCTGGAGCGGACGCGGCAGGAAATTCTGCGGGTCGCGTCGCAGTCGCTTCGGTAAGACGAAGTAAGAAATAACGGACAGGAGAAAGGGAGGGCTTCGGCTCTCCCTTTTTTATTTCGGAGGGCTTCGGCCCTCCTTTTTATTGGCCGAGGAGTGAAAAAGGAGAAGAATGCCTTCAATTACGTCAGCAAATGTAGCTAATGCAATCGTGAAACTGGTGGCAGCAGATGCGCTGCCAGCTTTGGTCGGGAACCTTGTTATGGGGAACCTGGTCAATCGCGACTATGAACCAACTCTGGCCCAGGCGGGCGATACGGTGAATGTGCCGATCGCGCCTCAGCTTGTAGCCAACAACATTGCGGAAGGCGGGGCGCTGCAGCCGCAGAATCCCAGTCTTTCAAACGCGCAGATCGTGCTGAACACACACGCGGAAGCGACGTTCCAGATTCCGGACATCACGAAAGTTCTGGCAGTGCCAGATCTGCTTCGTGTATATATGCAACCGGCTGTGGTCGCGATAGCGGAGAGGATCGAAAGCGATCTTCTGAATCTCTATGCGGGATTCACGGCGATTACCCCGCTCGGGACAGCGGGCACGCCGATAACCGAAGCTGTTCTGGATCAGGCGGAAACGTCGTTGTTCCAGGCGAAAGTGCCAGTGAACCGTCCGAAGTATCTCGTCGTCGACAGCAATACGTATTCGCAGATGCGGCAGATTCCGCGTTTCAGCGAATTCCAGACGGCTGGCGAGGCTGGCCTGCGGAGCATCATCGACGGAACTATCGGGAAGATCAAAGACTTCTACGTGTTTCGCTCGCAGTATGTTCCGACCACGGGCAGTTCGCCGCTCAATACGCATAACCTCGCTTTCGAGCGGGATGCGATCGGTCTGGTGGTGCGGCGTCTTCCGCAGCCGCTGCCGGGGACGGGTGCGATTGCGGAGTACGCGGAACTGGGCAACTTCGGCATGCGAGTGACGATGAGCTACCAGCCGAACACTCTGTCGCAGCAGTTCACGGTGGACGTTCTGTATGGTTGCGCTGTGCTTCGCAATAACTTCGCGGTACAGATCAACAGCTAGTCAGTTGCGGATCAGGGTGGGGCGGGCGGATTCGTCCGTCCCTGTTTTAAGAGAACGAGGAGAGAACGATGGACTTACGGTCTTACTACAAGAAAGTTCGGGAAGCGGATTCGACGCTCAAGGGAAATGACATTGTACTCGTGAGTCTGGCGACCTCCGAAGGCGGTAGAGAAGGCGTGCTGACAGAGGCGCCGCGCAGTGTCGCGGCGAAGCTCATCGCTGAGCAGCGGGCGCGGGTTGCGACGGAAGCCGAGGCTGAAGGTTTTCGCGAAGAAATGCGGACCGCACGCGATCGGTATGAGCAGGAAGAGGCGACGCGGCGCGTGCAGCTTGTGATGGTGCCGGCCAGGAGCGCAAGGAAATCCACGAAGGAACGGAGTTAAGCAGCTATGGGACTTTTTATAGACGGACCAGCGATCACCATCGACGACCTGATCGCCGAAGACTCGGGGTTACTCGCTACGGCGCAGACTGTGGGAATTAACGTGACGGCGAAGCTCGGGCTGGCAATGAGCGAGGTGCAATCGGAACTGGAGACGTTACTGCTGCGGCTGCAATCGTCGGTGTCGGTGGGGCTGATTCAGCCGCCGGCGATCGGACAGGTGGTGGTGACGCCGGACCTGGCGCGATGGGAGAAGATGCAGGCGCTGACGATGGTTTACCGTGACGCGGCGTATACGCAGCTGATCGACCGTTACAAGGCCAAGTGGGATATGTTTACGGCGCTCAATCAGGCCGCGCGTAATCAATTCATTGCGAATGGAATCGGGCTGGTGAACAGTCCGTTGCCGGAGGCTGCGATCCCGATTCTGGGGACGGAGTCTGTGACTTCGACGCAGGCGGGCGGGACGTTCTATGCGGTTGTGACGTGGGTGAACGCGGCGGGGCAGGAGGGGTCCCCTTCGGCTGCGGCGTCGATTGTGGTTCCGGCGAACAACCTGATGACGGTGATGGCGACGGGCGCGCCCGTGAACGCGGTCGGCTTCAACGTTTACGTGGGAACGGCGCTGGCAATGATGACGCTGCAGAACACCGCTCTGTTGCCGGTGGGAAGCACCTTCACTTACATTCCGGGAATATCAACCAGTTCACAGATGCCGGGAACGGGGCAGGTGCCGGACTACGTGAAGGCTTTGCCAGCGACGATTATGCGGGGTTAGTACCAAGGTTGAATCAATTGGCGCAGCGCTGCCGCTTGATCACGCGCGGCTCAGTAGCGGTTTCGGAGATGCCGCGATTATCGTCGCAGGTTGCAACAAGAGAAATGAGGAAAAGATGGCAGGATATAGCGGCACGCTGGCGGCGCAGGTCATGGCGCTGCTGACGTCGACTACAAGCGGAGTTAACTCGCGCATTACGTCGATGGAGGCGAATGACTTAACGCTGAAAGGGGTCGGGATCCGATCTTTTGTTGCGCAGAACGTGAGTCCGGAGATCGCGGAGACGGCGGGGCAGGCGTTTTATCCGTGTCTTCTCGTGTACTGCGAGAGCGTTCAGAACTTACAGAGAGAGAAGGCCCGCGATTTTTCCGGCAGGGTGCACCTGGTGATCGAAATTCGGCAAACGCAGGAGACGCTGGAGGTGATCGACGCGAATACGGAGATGTATGTCGACGCGGTGATCGCCCTGCTGGGCGAAGCGCGGGGGCAGTGGGGAGACGGTGCGTCGTACTCGGGCGGCTACGAAGTGGAATACGAGCCGGTAGTCATGGGCGGTAAAAATTTCTTACAGCGCGCGAAGGTGAACTTCGCGGTGGAACTGAGCGAATAACTTATGTCTTACATTTTATCGAACGCAAACCGTTGGTACTGCGCACTGGAAAGCGCCTATGGACAGGTGCCCGCGATCACCGCGGCGAACAGGATTCCCGCCGTCAGGATGACGTTACAGAATCAACGCGACATCAATCAGCGGAAAGACAAGACGGGCACGCGGACGTGGCAGGGATTGCCGGTCGGCATGCGACGGCATACGACCTTTGACGCAACGTCGTATATGAGGGACTGGCCGGATCCGACAACGCTGCCACCGCACGCGCCGCTGATCGAAGGGGCGATGGGCGGGGAGGCGGCGATCTGGCAGGGAGCAACGGTGGGTACGGGGACGACGCAATCCTCCATCTATTTTGTTTCGCCGCACGGGCTGACGCCAGGCCAGGCAATCGTTTCGGCGGGAGAGATTCGGTTTGTGGCGGCGGTGGTCACGCCGCTGGTGGTGGTGGTGAATGCGCCGTTCACGGTGGCTCCGGCAGTGGGCGTGCCGCTGGGCGCGACGGCGAATTTCACTCTTGGCACCCAGCTGCCGAGCGTTAGCCTGTTCGATTACTGGGACCCGTCGGACGCAGTGCAGCGGGTTATTCCGGGAGTTGGCGTGGACAAGATGACGGTGTCGATGAATGGCGACTTTCATCAGTTCGAGTTTTCCGGAATGGCTCAGGATCTTCTCGACAGCGCGTCGTTTCAGGGCGGGCAGGGCGGGCTGAGCACGTTTCCGGCTGAGCCAACGCCGACGCCGGTGGATTATGCGCTGGTGCCGGGGAATCTGGGTGAAGTGTGGATGGGGGTGATTCCGAATCAGATGTTCACGGTCATGCAGGCTTCGGTGGAAATCAAGAACAACGTGGCGATGCGCGAGAACGAATACGGCGCGGTTCTACCGCTGGCGATTGCGCCCGGTGCGCGTGAGGTCACGGTGACGCTGGAGTTCTTCAGCATGGACGATGTTCCTACGGCGGCGTTGTATCAGGCGGCGCGGCAACAATCGCCGGTGGGCGTGATGTTCCAGCTGGGGCAGGTGGCGGGGCAAATGGCAGGTGTGTATCTGAAGAGCCTGATTCCCGACGTTCCGGAGTTCGACGACGGGGAAACGCGGCTGAAATGGCGCTTCCGAAATACCCGGGCGCAGGGTACGCAGGACGACGAGATGGTGGTGGCGTTTGGATAGCAAGAACCAGTGGGAGAGCCGGCTGATAGTCGCATCCGAGGCGATGCCGGGCGTGGAGTTTGCGATTACGCGCATGACATTCGGGCGACGCCTGGAACTCATGAAGCGCGTGCGCGACCTGGCGGGCCGGATCGAATATTTCGATGCCGGCCGCGATGAGAAGAACCGCATGGAAGCGAGCCTGCTGGGCGCCGAGATGGACAAGCTCTATCTGGCGTGGGGGCTTGAGGAAGTGCGGGGGCTCTCGCTCGACGGCGAGGCGGCGACGCCGGAATCGCTGGTGGAGCGGGGCCCGGAGGCGCTGGTGCACGAAGCGCTGGCGGCGATCAAGGCCGAGTGCGGGCTATCGGAGACAGAAAGAAAAAACTAATCGTCGCGTTCCACTTCCAGTTTGCGAACCGGGCCGGGTGGGATTGCGACGCGTGTCGGAAGAACGGACTGGAGACGAAGCGGCGCTGTGGTTTTATTGCGCCCGATCAGCGGGGTGAGCCGAGACTGGTGTGGATCCGGAAGCGGGCGCAGACGGACGAATGTCCCAAGTCGCTGGTAACGGGGGAGAGCTTGTCGCTGCTCGAAGAATTTTTTGTACGCCGTCGTCTGGGCATGGTGGACGGTATGGAAACGCCGGCGCGCAAGGTGGACGCATTTTTGATATTGCGCGAGGAAATGGAACGGGAGGAGAGAGATGTCACGTCGTCATCGCAATATTGAGGAAGAGTTTCAGGCGATATCGCCGCCTGGACATAAGGGTATTCCGTCGGCGCAACCGATCGCGGTTGGCGTGACCGGCAGCGGCGGAGCGGATTCCACGGCGTCGATGTCGCAGGCCTCGCAGGAAATCACGCAGCTGGAGGCGCAGTTTAAACAGCAGGCCGACCTGATTCAGGCGAATACGCAGGCGTTGCAGGACAGTACAAGTGCGCACACGGGAACGTCGGTTGGCAGTTTGATCGGTGGTGTAGCGGGCAGCATCCTCGGGGGCGGTCTGGGGCTTCTTTCGCCGATTGTTTCGGGGATTATGAGCCTGTTCGGGCTTGGCGGTTCAAAGGTGGCACCTGCGCCGTTGCCCTATTACACGGCGTCTCCGAGCGTTCAGATGAGCGATACCCTGCGGGCCGCTACGCCGAGCGCGGCTTCGGTGGCCAGTGCGGCTCCGAGCAATGCCGGCAGTGGATCGGGCACGGCCAGTGCGACACCACAGGTCACGGTGAACGTGAGTGCGATGGACAGCCAGTCGTTCATGGACCGGAGCAGCGATATTGCCAGTGCGGTACGCGAGGCGATGCTGAATCTGCATCCGATTAACGACGTGGTGGCGAACCTCTAGGGCGACTATGGCTACTTTTCCCACGTTACTGAAGACGGGCGCGGTGGCGCAATATCCACTGAATCGAGCGGTCAGTCTATCGACGCAGGCCGTTCAGTTTCTGGACGGCAGCCAGCAGACATATCAGCTGAGCGGAGCGGGATTGCGCCGCTGGATATTGAAACTCGACTTGCTGGACGAGACGGAAGTGTCGGCGGTGATTGCGTTCGCCGAACAGATTGGAACGGGCACATTTTCGTTCACCAATCCGGTGACCGGTGAGACGGCGGCGAAGTGCGTGATCGCGGGCGAACAACTGTTGACATCACTGATAGGTGAATTACATGGAAAAGCGACGCTGGGAATCGAGGAAGTGAAATGAACTGGTTTCCGCAGATTGGTTCGGGCAGTGTTGCGCAGTTTCCACTGCAGCGAAAGAGGCTGTGGCGGGCGATTACTAATGTTCTCGAAAGCGGCGAACTGATATCGCTTCCGGACACTAACGGCGGGCAGATTGAGTGGAACCTGAGCTATCAGGAACTGACCGACGGGGAAGTGGCGAATCTGACGAGCCTGTTTGCGGAGTCGGGCGGCGAGGCCGGTTCGTTCGGGTTTGTGGATCCGTTCGCGAACCTGCTGGGCTGGAGCGAAGATCTCTCGCAGCCGGGCTGGCTACCGGGGGAACTGACCGCGACCGGCGGGTTCAGCGATCCCGCGGGAACCTCGCGGGCGTGGACTTTGCAGAATGCCAGTGGCGCGGAGCAGACTCTTTCGCAGTCGCTCGGCGTGCCGGGGGCTTACACGATTTGCTTCAGCACGTATGTGCGAAGCAGTTCCGCCGGTAGTGTGGGGATGCTCCGCGATGCGACGCGCGTGAATGTCACGACCGGACCGCAATGGAAGCGCATACAGATCAGCGGTACGGGAGTC